CAAGAGAATCTGTGACGCCTGTGGGGCGGCTTACGACGTCTCCCGTTGCGTGAAGCGGGGCAGACGGTATTACTGCCCCATCTGTCGGGACAAGCCAAACATGAAATGCGCAATCAATATGCAGCTGCCTGACGGCAGTTTAAAGACGCTGGTATACAGTGTTCGGCGCATCGCGGACGCATGTGCGAAGGCGAAGAAAGAACACCCGACGTGGGAAATCACTGGGGTGTCATGGAAGCAGTAAGGAGGACAAGCTATGGACTTGAAAAAAATTCTGGCAACAGCCACCGCGCTGGCCTGCCTGACCGCACCGGCGCTGGCCGTGGATGCAGGGGCAACTGGTGGGCTGAGCATTTCGCCCCACGCTGAGGGCGTATGCGCGCCAAACACCCCGATTGTACAGGAGGACGCACCGGTGGCCGTGGAGCCAGAAGAAGAACTAGCAGAGGAGGCGGAACCGGACGAGAGCGCCGCCGCCGATCTGACCGCCTGGGAGGATGACGAGGATAGCCTGACCATCGAGGAGAAGGTGGCGGGCAACCGGGACCCCGATTGCCCGATCTGGTACGACATTCTCCCGTGGGACTGCCCCAGGCATGAGTGGAGCGAGGTCGAACCGAACTATGAAGACGATGGAACGACTCTGCGCATCTGGAACTCCCGCAGCTGTCTGAATTGCGGCTATACGGAGACGATCGGAGAGGTGGAGTGCGTGCCCGTGGAAAACGGCCCGGAATGTGTGGAGCCGGAGGATACCGATGCGGAGGAGTACCACAACGACCCCGCGACAGATGAAGAAATTCAGGCGGCACTGGAAACCTTTGACCCCACTATTGACGACCCGCAGTACCAGCGGGAATACGAACGCTATCAGCGGGACCACGGCAATCAGGAAGAGGCAGAGGATGTTGGAAGCCCGGTGCTGTATGAGGAGACTGATGATGAAACTTGTTGATGCGGAAGCACTGCGGGTGGAGTTAGGAAAATGCTATGTAACCCGCTTTGAAGGGAAACTGCCAGATGGACGTATCTGTCATTACTCTGACGTGTTGGACCTGGTGAGCAGCTTTCCTGCCGCTGACCAGGCATTGCATGGACAGTGGATTCCAGACGATTACGGATATTATCGTTGCGACCAGTGCAGCTTTGAACATGATAGCCCGGAATGTGTGATACCATACTGTCCAAACTGTGGCGCATGTATGGATGGTGCGGAGGGCGTAGAATGAATGTAGTACACAATGCGAACTGTATAGACGCGCTGAGAGAATACCCGGACAGGTATTTCGATCTTATCATCGCCGATCCGCCATATTTCAGCGGACCAGAAAAGCGCGGGTACTATGGGAGCAAGGTATCAAAAATTGGGGTGCACAGGGAATATCCTGTTTCATCCGAATGGCGCATCCCAACAGCAGCGGATTTCAGAGAAATTTTCAGGGTTGCGAAGTATTATATCATTTTCGGAGCCAATTACTTCTCCGACACACAGTTTGCCACAGGGCGGATCATATGGGACAAAGTGAATGGGAAAAGTTCATTTTCAGATGCTGAAATCGCGGCAACAAACTTATTCAAAAGTGTGCGGATTTTCCGCTTCATGTGGAATGGCATGATGCAGGGTAGAAGTTGTGACGATGGCACCAAGGCGCAGGGTAACAAAAAGCTAAATGAAAAAAGAATTCACCCGACGCAAAAACCGGTTGCGTTATACCGGTGGATATTTAGGAACTACGTGAAGCCACAATGGAAGGTGTGTGATCCATTCCTTGGTAGCGGAAGCAGCCGAATCGCGGCATCCGAATTTGAAATAGATTTCGTCGGCTTTGAGCTGGATGCGTACTATTTTGCGGCGCAAGAGAGACGATACCAGCAAGAAGTAAATTAGAACGGAGGAACCGAAATGAAAAACAAACTGATGATTGCAGCAGGTGTGGCCTGCGCGGTGGCAGCTGGCGCGAACAGTATCGGCGGGCTGGTGCTGGCCTGCCTGGGGCACGATACACTCGGGGTGCCGTTTGTATTCTGCGGCGTGATGCTGTTCGGCCTGACGGAGATGCTGCTGGGCCGGGTGCATGAAGTAAAGCAGCCGTCAAACCATGGCAAGGTATGAACCGTGCCGCCAATGCCGCGACCGCCATGACAATTGCCACAGCTTGTGCGAACGGTATGCGGAGTACCGGAAACCGTTTGACGCGGCGGCAGAGAAGCGGATCAGGGACGCCGACGCTGAGTGCGCTATGAACTACATCAACAGCAGCAACCATAAACGGCTGCGGCGGATGGCTGCGAGGTCGAGGGGAGGCTAGAACTATGGTTGAGTGCAACCGCGATTGTCTGAACTGCCCCTACCCGGATGCGCCGGAGGAATGCTTGGAGGCGCCGTTGTCTCTGGATGACTATCGTGAGCTGGATTGGCTGGACCGGGAGATTATTCGCCCAAAAACAGAGCGGCAGAAAAAGGCATCCGCTAAGCAGAAGGCGTACAGAGAAGCCAACCGGGAGGAGATAGCCGCTAAGCAGAAGGCGATTGCAGATGTCCGCCGCGCACGAAGAATGACGCAGAGAGACTTGGCGACACTGTGCGGCGTCACACAACCGGCGATCTCACAGTGGGAGAGCGGATGCTTGCCAGCACCGTGGGACAAGCTGTGTGCTGTGCTGCCTGAACTGGAGCAGTACCGGCCAAGTAAAAACGCCGCTGACGGGACGGCAATCCACGATCAGCGGCAAGCAAAAATAAAGCATTATCATTATAACGAAGCAGAGAGGTGAATGCAAGTGGAAAACAATTATGCGAGAGAGATGAGGATCATCGAAAATATCGTCTGCGCTATCAAGAAGAGCAATGCGATGGACACCAGAAAAGAGTACATTGAAGCGCTGGATTTCCTGTTTGACCGTTACCGGCTGACAAAAGCTATGGTTGCTGCTGGAATGAGGTGTGAGGGGGAGGAAGACAAATGACATTGTACGAAATCAATAGCCAGCTCAGTGCGCTGTTGGATCGCATTGTGGATCCGGAGACCGGAGAGATTACCGATTTTGCTCCGCTGGATGCGCTGCAGCTTGAGCGGTCGAAGAAAATAGAGAACACGGCCTGCTACATTAAGAACCTCAGAGTGCTGGAGGATGGGATTGCGGGAGAGGTCAAGGCCCTCCAGGAGCGCAAGAAGCGGATTGCGAACAAATGCCGTCAGCTGAGCTCCTACCTCCAGGACAACCTGAACGGCGAGAAGTTTGAGACCTCCCGCTGCTCCATCAGCTTCCGCCGCTCTCACCCGGTAGAGGTGGCGGATGCATCCGCCGCAATTGAGTGGCTTGCGCACGAGGGATATGATGATTGCCTGCGTTACAAGGCGCCTGAACTCAGCAAGAGCGGCCTGAAAGAGCTGTTGGACTCCGGCGTAGAGGTACCCGGCTGCCTCGTTGCAGACAGGTTGAATATGACGATTAAGTGAGGTGAGCGCATGGGAATCCCAGTCCTTATCCTGGGCGAATCCGGCTCAGGAAAATCTGCCAGCCTGCGCAACTTCGAGCCATCTGACGTCAGCGTGTTCAATGTTGCGAGCAAGCCGCTGCCATTCCGCAAACGGCTGCCGGTCCAGAATATGGCTACCTATCAGAGCATTGCTGACGCGTTGAGCAAACCGGCGAAGAAGGCGTATGTCATCGATGACGCCCAATATCTGATGTGCTTTGACCTATTTTCCAGGATAGCAGAAAAGGGATACGAAAAGTTTGCTCAGATGGCGCTGAGTTTCTACAGCATGGTCCAATTCGTGATACGGGGCCTGCCGCCAGACTGTATTGTATACTTCATGATGCACACCGACACGGACGCGAATGGAAAGATCAAGGCGAAAACTGTGGGGAAGATGCTGGACGAGAAGTTGACGCTGGAGGGATTATTCTCCATCGTGCTTATGACAGAGGTGACGAAAGAGGGGTACTTTTTTGTCACCCAGTCGGACGGCTTTTCGTCCTGCAAAAGCCCTATGGACATGTTCCCGCTCAAAATTGACAATGACCTGAAGATGGTTGACGAGACCATCCGGGCTTACTGGGGGCTGACGACCGCCCCGGAAGGAGACGAAGCAAATGGTTGATATTCAAAATTGGGACGCGATTCCAGACGCAGCAGAGTATGAGAGGCCGGTTCCCGGCGGGTACATCGGCGTGATCTGCGACTATCTGGACGTGGAGACGCCCAATCGAAATGGGAAGAGTCAGTTTTTGCAGCTGTTCTGGGACTTCGCGGAGGGCCCGCTCCAGGGCTCAAACAACGAGTGCTCGCTGCGGATGAATTTCTGGCCCAGCTACGGTAAGTTCGTGCGCTCGTACAAGGAGTCGGCGCTGAGCCAGTTCAAGGCGTTCAAGACCTGCCTGGAGCTGTCCAATCCCCGATACGTGTTCAACACGCGAAATTTGGACGGCATGAAGGGGAGATTGATTGGCGTCGTTTTAGGTGAGGAGGAGTACGAAAAAAACGACGGAACCGTCGGCACGCGGCTCTACGTCAAGCAAGTTCGCACCGTGCAGGCCATTCGAGATGGCGACTTCAAGGTGCCGGACCTCAAGAAACTGAAGCAAAATCCGAGATTGCCGCCCGCACAAAGCTATGGGCAGCAACCGGGATTTTCTTATGGCGGTGGATTTGCGCCATTGCCTGACGAGTCGGATATTCCGTTCTGATAGGAGGAGCCATGGCGAAGCGAAAGGAGCAGTCTCCGTGTCCTTATCAATACAGCTACAGCCGGGCCGACTACCTGGAGGGGGATGAGCCGTATAAAGAGCTATGGGCAATTCAAAGCCCGTTTCTCCAGGACAGGGAGGCAACAAAGATGGGCGAGCACGCGCGCTCCGTCGGCGTCAACAACTTTAAGTCTCTCTGGGCTTCCTATAAGCGCTCCATGAAGGGTGCGGCAGCCGGAGACGATACGTTTATCAATGTGACGGAGTTCTCCGGCCAGCCGGTAGAGCTGATCTCCGGGCAGTGGATCGCGAATGATACGGGGGTCTACTGGATCAATCGGATGAGCGGGGAAAAGGAGCGCATCTGCCCTCACGCCATCATGCCGGTGGAGCGCCTGGTCAACATTGACACAGGCGAAGAACGGCTGAAGCTGGCGTATAACAAGGGCTTTGGCTGGCGGACGCTGGTGGCGGATAAGGCC